GGTGGCGAAGAAACGCACCAAGGTAAAAAAGTCTAAGCCCAAAAAGTCTGAGCCTGAGAAGCTGAAGAAAAAAGCGAAAGTGAAAAAGAAGGGCCGCAGGTAAGCGGCCCTTTTCTTTTGGGGGATGACATGAGCCTGACCCACACCAGCGAAGAACTGATCAACCGCACCGCTGCGCTGTTGGGCCGGTTCGTGCCGGGCGAGGCGCTGGGGTCGGTCGAGCATGACACCATCAGCCGCTGTCTGGACGACGTGCTGGCGGAAATCGCCAAGATCGTCGTCATCGACCGCGAGCAAATCCCGAACGCCTATTTTGAGACCACCGCGCGATTATGCGCGATCTATGCGGCGGCGGATTTTTCCAATGCGCCATTGGACCTCGGCGCGGTCGATCAGCACGAAATGCGGTTGCGCTATCTGATCGCGCAGACCCCGACCTATGAAGTGCTTCAGGTGAATTTCTTCTAATGACCGACGTGCCAATGCCTCTCCTGACCGCGCCGGGGCGTCTTCCGCAGGCGGCAGGGGGCCGCATCATCAATGCCTATCCGGAAACGCTGCCTGCCACCGCTGGCAAGCCCTATGCCTATTGGCGGGTGCCGGGCCTGCGACCGTGGGCGACCTCGGGCGGGACCAATTATCGCGGCATGTTGCTGGTCAACAATCTGGTTTATGCCGTGATCTCCAACACGGTCTATAGTTTTCCGGCGACCGGCGGCGCGGGCACGGCCCTGACCGGTTCGATGCCGGGCACGCTGCCGGTTACGATGGCGCGCAACAACAAGCCTTCGCCGGACATCGTGATCGTCTCGCCCGGCGACGGAGCCTTTGTCATCACAGCCGCCGCCCCGACCACGCTGGTTTCCTATCCCAACGGGTCGGGTGGGCTGGTGCTCGGCTCGCCCAATGCGGTGGTGTTCCACAAGGGGTTTTTCATTTTTTCGTTCGGCGACGGCCATACCCAAGCCAGCAAGGTCAATTCGATTGACATCGTGTCAACGGATTTTGCCACCGCCGAAAGCAAGCCCGACACGCTGTACCATCCTATTCCCTTGGGTAACGGGCAGTTGCTGTTGTGCGGATCGACCACGATGGAAGTGTGGGGTGGTCAGAACGACACCGGCTATCCCTTTTCCTATGTCTCGACCATTGCGCGCGGGATTGTCGGCATCAATGCGATAGCCGGGCATGATGACGGCTTCGGCAAGGGGATTTTTCTGGTCGGGGACGATTTCAAGGTTTCGACCCTGACCGGCTATACCCCAACCCCGATTTCGACGCCGGACATCGATCTGTTGATCGAGGCCGAACCTGACAAGACCCTGATCACGGTCTCGGTCTATGTCTCTCAGGGTCACGGCATGGTGGTGGTTCAAGGTCCGAATTGGGCGTGGGAATACGACACCACGCTTCAGTCGTGGCATGAACGGCAGTCACATCTTCAACCCTATTGGCGCGGCAAATTCCCGATTGCGGCCTTCGGGCAATGGATTTGCGGCGACAGAAAGAGCGGCAACCTCGCCGTGATCGACGGCAACACCAAGACCGAATTCGGCGACCCGCTGCTGATCACGATTGAAACCGGCCCGCTGGGTGTCTTTCGGTACAAGTTGCGCATCAACGCCATCGAACTCTATCTGACCAAGGGCGTCGGCAGGGCTACGGGTGCCGATCCCTTGGAAACCGATCCGGACATTTCGATTTCAATTTCGCGGGACGGCGGTCAGGTCTGGAGCAATCCGCGCGTGGTCAAGATTGGCAGGCAATCGCTGACGGACCAAAGGGTGCGGGCGGCGATTTGGGGACAGGCGCAAAATCAGGGCGTGCGCTGGCGCTTGCGCGAAAGCGCGCCGCTGTCCTTTGCATTTATGGGCGCGGACATGGATGCGGATCGGTTGCGATGAGCAAGATCACCAAGGTGGTGTTGCCAGCGCAGACCGTGGAAGTCGATACGCCAACCGGCATTGATCCAATCTGGTACGAGCGGCTGCAACAACTCGCCACTTTCGTCACGCTGTTTTCTGAAGTGGACCCGGCGACGCTGACCAACGGTCAGGTGCTGATCTGGAATGCCGCGCAAAAGAAGTTCCTACCCGGAGCAAACTGATGGCTGGATTTTTTGACACGCTGTTCGGCGGCGGTGCCGAACAAGAAGCGGCTGACAAAAATCGCGCGCTGACGGCACAATACGGCACGCAGGCGCAGGACTATCTCACCCAAGGCTACAACACCGGCACCGGCAACCTCAACCAAGCGATCGGGGCCTATCAGCCATTGGCCGATTTGGGCAAGCAATACGGCAGCGCCACACAAACCGCTCTTGGCGCGCTCGGTGTGCTGGACCCACAGAGCAACGCGATTGCCAGCGCCAAATTCCAGAATGCGCCGGGTTATGGCCAAGCCATCACTGCCGGTCTCGACGCCATCAATCGCCGCCGCGCGGTGCAGGGCATGGACGCTTCGGGCAATGCCGACATCGACGCGCAGACCTTCGGCCAGAATTTACAAAACACGCAATACAATACATGGCTGCAAAATCTCTTGAGTGCAGGACAGACCGGTGTCCAAGCCACCGGCGCTGCCGCGACCGGACAGGCGGCGGGCTACGGCAGTCTGGCCAATCTGGCGCAGACCTACGCGGGTAACCAGACCGGCGTCGCGGGCAATGTGCTTTCTGGCAACGTCAACGCCAACGATCTGGAGGCGGCGGGCAAGGCGGCGGGGGCAAAAAATCTGTTGGGTGCCGGGCTGTCACTGGCGACGCTGGCCTTGGGCGGCCCAATGGGCGGCATGCTCGGTGGCGGTCTTGCCGGTTCGCTTGGCGGCGCGGCGATTGGCAATGCGATGGGCGGCGCTTACGGCGGATCGGCGGCAAGTCCGCTTGCCGGTCTTAGCGCCTCGGATTATGGCACCGGCGGCAATGCGGGCGGTCTGTTCGCGACCTACGGGCTTGCATAGAGGATCAGTGATGGTCAATCCGATCTCATTCCCCGCACCGCAGGCATGGAGTGCTGGCGCTGATTTTACGCCATTGGCGAACCTCGGCGAAGTCTACAAGAAGGCACAGAATGAAAGCCGCTTGTCGGAACTCGGGAAACAACTGGCGGATGGATCGATCACCTATCAGCAGGCGGCGGGACAAGTCGCCGATATGGGCGATATCAATTCGACGCTGAAGTTTCTGGCCCTTGCCGAACAACAGAAACAGAAGGCGCTAGAGACCACGGCAGCGGGCAATTTCCAGCGGACGCTTGGCGGGCTTTATGGCGGTGGCGGCGCTGCGGCGACCATTGCCGCACCGCCATCAGCGGCACCAAACCCGGCCCCCGGCCTGCTCCCGAATGCGGCGGCTGATGATGAAGTGCCACCCCCGCGCGCAACACCGCCGACGCGCGTGGCGGCGGTGACGCCGCCAACCGATGTGATCCGAACCAATCCAGACGGAACGATTGCTGGCAACATTACTTCGCCCAAGGAACCGCCGCCCGTGGTGGCACCGGCCCCGGTGGCGACCGCGCCAGCCGCACAGTCATTTGATGATCGTTTTGCGGCGGCGCGTCCGGCTGCAAATGCGGCGACGCCGACCGCCGCCCATATTCCGGCGTTGCTCGGCGCACTGTCCGATCCCAACTTGCCAGCGGCGCAAAAGGACACGGCCAAGCTGTTGCTCAACAAGGCGCTGGACGACGCCAAGGTGCCGGAAAAAATCCAGACCTTGACCGCGTTGAAGGAGCAAAGCGGCTTCAAAGGAACATTGCTCGATCTGGAACTCAAGCTTCGCAATGCCAGCAAGACCGATGTCAACATTTTGCCGGGCGAGAAAAAATATGACGAAGCGATCAACAAGGATTTGGCCGAACAGCATATCCAGTTGAACAAGGATGCCCGCGCCGCGTCCAACACCAAGGGCACACTGGATATGATGGAGCGTGCCACCAAAGACCCCAATTTTTATTCAGGCCCATTGTCGGGCTTGGGCTTGGCCTACAAGCGCGGCGCGGCGACACTCGGGCTTGAGCCATCTGATGCAGCGACTTCATCCGAAGTGTTTCAAAAGATGTCCAACAAGCTGGTGACAGACATCGCGGGCGGCGGTGGTGGTGGCTTGGGTTCTGGCGTTTCCAACGCTGACCGCGACTTCATCGCCAACACCGTCCCGAATTTGCAGAACACGCCGGGCGGCAATCAAGCCATCATCAATTATATGCGCAAGGCGGAAGATCGAAAGCAGGAAGTCGCTCGGATGGCGAACGCCTACGCCAAGAACCACGGCGGGCGCATTGATTACGAATTTTATAACGACCTCGACAAGTACGCGAACGAGCATCCGCTATTTCCGCAGGCGGCGACGCCGCCTGCCGGTCCTGATCGGTCCGCTATCGAAGCCGAAATGAAGCGGCGCAAGCTGTTGCCCTGATGGACCTGTCAAAACTCTCCGACGCCGAACTGACCGCGCTTTACCAGCCACAAACCACCGATGTTTCCAAAATGAGCGACGCCGAATTGACGGCGGCACATCAGGCGGCCACTCCCGGATTGAGGCGCGTTTATATCACGGGCGAGCCAAAGCCGCTCGCGGAACGCGCCGTTGACACCGCGAAGGGTCTTTATAAGGCGCTTGACGCGGGTACGGCGGCGGGTGTGGCCGGACTTGGCGGCGCGCTCGGTGACCTCACCGATTTGGGTGCGAAGGGCATTGAGGGCGCAAGCAACTATATCGCCGACATTCTTGGCGTGCCGCATTACGACCGCCCGACCGACAAATCGATCTTGGACAAAATTCCGCGCTCCAAGGATGTACAGAAGGTCATTCAAGAGACGTTTTATGGTGGTGAAGCGCCCTATGAACCGCAGGGCACGGCAGAGACCTATGCCAAGACCATCGGCGAATTTTTACCAAATGCGCTGATGGGCGGTGGTGGCGCAGTTGCGCGTGCCGGTCAAGTGCTTCTCCCGGCTGTGACCAGCGAAACCGCAGGCCGCATCCCCGGCATTCGCGACACCAAAGCAGAACCAATCGCGCGCTTTCTTGGTGCAAT